CGTTCGAATGCTGTCCTTCATGCTGTCGCCGATGGTCTCGGTCCCGAACAGGAAGTCTTTGAGCGGACGCACGAGGTAGTTCGTCATCGCGTCCGAAACGGACTTCGCCCACGCGACCAACTGGCCGTTGTTCTGTAGCTTCTGGATCAGCGATAGCAGGTCTTCGAGCGCAATCTTAGCTTGATCGAACACGCCTGCGTCGGCGATGGACTTGTTAAAGCCCTTCCATGCATCGCCGATGCGATCAAGAATGCCGTCCCACGACTTGCCGATAGCCTCGGATGCGCCCTTCGACTCCTTTCCCATCTGCGTCACGAGCGCGCGAATGTAGTCGCCGCCGAGTTTCCCCTTTTCGGAAAGCTTCATGAGTTCCTGAACGGTCTTGCCGGTCGCCTTGGCGAGCAACTGCCAAGCGGGGACGCGCCGTTCGATAAGCTGGTTCATCTCCTCGGCGCTGATCTTTTGCTTGCCCCACATTTGGGTCACAGCAAGCATCACGCCTTCAAGCTCGTAGTACGAGCCGCCGACCTTCGCGTTGTAGTCCGTCAACGCCTGCAAAGCGCCGAGCGTCGGATCGATGCCGACGTTCTTCAATCGAATGTAGGACTGGACGGCTTGGTCCACGCCGAGGTTCGTGGTTTGGGCGAACTTCTCGGCCCAATCCATGGCGGCTTTCGCCTTCTCCGGCGTGCCCATGAGGCCGGTAAGCATGATCTCGTAGCGCTCGAACTCGCCGCCAGTTCGCAGCACGCCGTAGAGCCCCGCCCCGATGCCGGCCAGCGAGACCCCCGCCATGGCGGTGAGGTGCATGGTCGCTTGCGCTGCGGCCTGCGTGACGCTGCCGAGGGCGCGACCGACGCCGCCTATGGCCGATGTCAGCCGGCCGATGCCAGCGGCGTTGCCGAGGTCGCCAATGGCGCGAGAGACGCGGCCGAGCGGAGCCGTCAGACGCTCAATCCGGCGCTGGATGGCTGCGATGGGAGCGGTGATCTTGTCGATGGCAGAGAGAACGACGTCGACGGTAGTTTGCGACACGTCGCCCTCCTACTTGCCCTTCTTCGGAGCCCTTTCGAGCGCCAGGGCGTGCCAACGGCGAAGGTCGGACACGTCCATCTCGTACATTTCGGAAGGCGCCCAATGAAAGATGACGGCAATGTTCGCCATCATGCCTTCAATCACCGCACGATTGACGGCTTCCGCTTGGTAAAACCCTCGATGATCTTGCCGCACGCCTCGATATCGGCCGCGTCGAGTTCTTCCACCGCTTCCGGCGGCCAGCCGGAAAGACGCTGGATGATGAACAGCGTCTTGTCGGCGTTGCCGCCCTCGAACTTGTCGATGTCGCGAAGGTCTTTGCCCTTGAGCCGCCGCAGGTCGATGGTCCGCCTTTCGGCGCCGTCGACCGTGATGGGCTCGAAAAGCGCGTGGGATTGCCGTTCCGCCATGCCGGGCGTCCTCTACTGACGGGCCGCGACGCTCGCGGCCTCGGGTTACTGGCCGATGTTGGTGCGGTGCTCGGCCAACTGGTCGACGCCGCCGAACCGGCGGACCATATTGATGATGTCGATTTCGCAGTATTCGACGTCCACCTGCCGATACCGGAAGTAGTCGAGCTCGGCGGTCATCGTCTGCGTCGACTTGGTGGCGCCGCGCCATTCCGCCCATTCGAGGCCGGAGAAGAAGCCTCGCATGTTGAGAACCACCGGCTCGGCACGCTGGCCCTGCGCCTGCACGGAACCGCGAGCGACGATCGGAACGCCGTCGCGCCCCATGAGGCCGATGAGGGCCGGGGTAGCGTCCGAGATGATGAGGGTGGAGGTCATCGCCTCCATGCCCATCTCAAGCCGCTTCACGCCATCCATGCCGCCGGCCCGGTGATCTTCCATCGTGAACGCCATGTTCGGCGGCGTGATGGCGTCGGCACGGCCGGCATAGTCCTCGCCGTCGATGTAGAGGTTGAAGTGCTTGAGAAGGCGAGGAAGCCGGGCCATTAAACGATGTCCTCAAGATAGTCGTTCGTGATCCGCGAGCGGAAAATGACGTGCTCGGCCGGGTAGTACGGCGAGAAATCGACGTTGAACCAGACCTTGCCCTGCGCGATGCTGGCCGGCGAGTTGAGGTCGGGGTCGGCGAAACACCGCATGCCGGCAATCGCGCCCTGCGCGACCAGCGTGCGCCCGTAGGCGTTGACCGACTCCTCGACATCGTCGACGTAGGTCTTGGTGATGTTGCGATCCACCGCCCACAGGTGCGCCCGCAGGATGCTGTCATTGATGATATCGGCCGTGCGCACGACCGACAGGAAGGCGAACTTCTCGTCGCTCGAAAGCGTCCGGTTGCCCCACAGCCGGTATCCATCCTCGCGGATGATGGTCGCGACCTTCGCCTCGTTGAGGAAGTTGGCGCGACTGTTCGGGTCGCCGAGCCCGAAGTCGATGGGGCGGGCGACCCCGACGATGCCATTGATGTTCTGGTTGGACGGGCTCCACCAGAAACCACGGTCGTTGTCGATCTTGGCGATAAGGCCGGCCACCGCGCTCGACGCGGGCTCGACGACGATGTTGGCGCCGCGCTGCACCTTGACGGCGGGGTCCACGACATAGACGCGCTTAGACCCGAAGTCCCCCGCGTAGTCGACGGCAGCGGCGTCGGTCGTGCTCGGGCCATCCGCGACGATGACGGCCCGTAGACGCTCCGCGATGCCAATGAGTTCGGCGACGACCGGGTTGGCGAGGAACTGGCCGGGGTTTGCCGAGTCGGCGGCGCGAGCGCTGGTGAAGCCGGGAGCGATGAGGATGCGCGGTGTGACGCCGACCGCCGTCTGCGCGGCGAGGAGCGCATGCACACCCTGGTAGGCGCCGTTTACGGCGCCGCCTAGGACGTTCGCGAGGGTGGCGGCTGCCTGTCCGGCGCCGGCAGCACCATCTTCGACGCGGACGACGACGACCGCTGCGCCAATCTGGTCGAGGATGAGGTCGAGAGCGCCCGGCAGAGTGCCGCGCTTCGTCTGCGCGAGGCTGACATCGAGCTTGGATGCCGTCAGGCGCGACCCGGCGATGAGGACCGGCGTATTGATCGGGAAGGCGAGCGGGTCGGCGTCGGGCGCGGTGCCGACGATGCCGATGACCGACGAGCGAACGGTGCGAATGGGTCGCGGGCCATCGTCGATTTCAATGACTTCGACGCCGTGCAAGAACTGTTCGCCCGCCATGAACCGGCCTCCGAATACCAAGCTTCGACCGGGTATAGGAGCGCGGTTGCGAAACGCCTATGGCGTTTGCTTCACGTCACGTCCGAACCGGGCGGAAGGCGCGTCGCTCGGATCGCACGCCGCCGGAACCACCAGCCCGCAACCGTCACGCCGACGAACATGACGATGGCAACGGGCCACCCTCCCGAGGTCGCCGCGACGCAGACGGCGAGCGCGGCGTCAGCGTCGGACCTGGCGACCGCCATATCGGCATAGGCGAGGTCGTGAGCGGCGCAACAGTGTGCCCACGACCCTTCGAGCCAAGCCGTGCAGTGATCTACGCTACCGGCCATGACGACAACACCGCAGCCGCACCCTTCGGCAGATACCCGGCAGCTTCGAGCCCCCGGAGCGCCTGCGTCGTCACGGGATGGTCGCGAACCACCTCGCTTGCAAGCTGCATCTTGATCCAGAACGCTTCGAAGCGTGGGTCCTTGTAGGCCGCGACGAGCATGCCGTCTGTCATCCCGCCGGCCGCCTGCGCGAGCGACGTGAACTCCAACTTGCCGAGAACACGCGGCTGCAGTGCTGGAGGCTCGGGCACCGGCTGGGCAGGCAACGTTTCGACGCGGTAAGAACTGCCTCGCTTCACGACATGCTGTGTCGCCGGGTCGATCGTGGCGAAGTAGACGAACCCGAGTTCGGCGCGACTCTTCGGTTGGTTGGCGAGGTCAGTGCGAAGCTCGCCGGAGGCGGTGCGCGCTTCGGCGGGAAGCGAGGCGGGGGCTGCGCCGTTGAAGCGGTAGAGGTCGACCGTCATGGCGCCCATGCCCCCCCGTAGACGAACTTAGCGAAGGCAACCGCGTCATCGTAAGCCTCAAAAAACGTGAGGCAAGCGACAGGCCGACCACCCTTCAAATACTCGCCGTCGAAGCTAGTGAAGACGCCCCCGCCGTAGCCAGGTGTGGTGTTCCCGACATTTCCGGCAAGTCTACCTGTCCCCTTCCCTGCATTGCCGTTCTGCGCATCTGTCCCCGGATATTTCCCAGAGACGCCGGTTTGCGTCCCGGCTTGCGACGCACCCGGAGAGTTCGCTGCGATTGCCCCTCCTCTACATGTGATGGTGGATTGTTCCGCCGCATCACTCGCGTATCCAAGGGATACCGCCACAACATCCGCAGGCTGGACGGCTAAGACTGCATCATTTCCAGCCCCGCCTGCCGAACGCCGGTTTCCGGTTCCTCGCAAAGCGGAGCCGCCCTTGGCTTGCACTTCCGCGAATACGAACATCGCGCCGGCCGGGACTATAACGTCTTGCGACGTCACTACGAGGACCTGTCCCACAAGGCCCCCGCTTGAACGATCACTCAACCGCTCAAACCCGGCTCGGAGCCCCGCCTTGAACCCAATCATGTGGCGGGCTCCGCGAACCGCTGCTGGATCGACAGGAAGATATCACCATCGGCTGACGCTGACGCCCGGAGGCTATCGCCAGGGTCGAGAACGACGAGGCCGGACGCTTGGTCCTTCGCCTTGATCGGATAGTCCTTCGCGAGAAGCGGTTGCGCGGCGTTCGCCTCGCTCGCATCGACCCGCTCGAACCGCGTGACGTTCGCCGCGTTGACGCCGTCTTGGTTCGAAAGCGTGGCCTCGTAGGTGCGGATTTCTCCGCTGTTGGCCGGGTTCGTGACGATCGTTTGGAGCGCGATCGTCAGCATACGACCGCCGGTCGCTTGGGTGCGCAACATGGTTCAGGATCCCCCAAAACAGAGCGCATAGGCCATGGCGTCCAACCGGACGCTATCAATGGCGCGCTGAACAAACTCGGTATTGGCAAGCGTCGTGTCGGCGTCCCCGAACGCCGCCGTTGGCGCCTTCGGGTTGCCGGTGAACTCCGGGCTTTCCTTCGACGCCTTCGCGTTGACGTCCGTCCGAAGCTTGCCGATTTCGGCCTTCTCCGCAGGCGACACGAACACTCGCGTCGTGCTTTCACGCACGTCCGCCGCATCGAGCCCACCGGCGAGGATGACATTGATGCGGGTTTGAACCTCGTTGATCTGGTCTTGCAGTTCTTCGAGGTTGACCGCCGTGACCGCCTGGAAGTCGGAGATGATCCGATCGTTGGCGGCGACCGTCGCCGCAACCGACGTCTTGAGGGTGTCTAGGTCGCGCTGCACGCCGACGATGAGCGGATTGATGGCCTGGTCGAGACGCTGGACGCCAGCGAACGACAGGTCGTCGATGAGGTCCTGTAACTCGGTGCGCTTCTCCTCGATCGCGCGCAGACGGAACCCGACATCGCCGAGGACGACGTTCCACGTCCGGCGGTCGAGCTTGGCGACAGCCGGAGCAGGCCGGAACTGATAGTCGTTATCGCGGGTCGGCACGTTCGACACAGTCGGCACCTTCCGCGTCCACGATGAGGTTGAGCGTTTTGCCGTCAACGTCATGCGTGTCGATCGGCAAGAGCTTGGCGCCGTAGACCGAGACGACGCGGGTGAACTTCACGTCGTATCGAACTTGCGGGTCGTAGGCGGGCGCGTCGGCGCCTTCACGAGTAGCCATGGCGGTTCCTTAAAGCGCGAACAGCGCGGTGTTCTGGCCGAAGAAGACGTCGACGACGTTCGTGGTGGAGCCGCCAGGGCAGAGACGGGCCGAGGTAGCGTTCGTCACGGCGTAGGTCGCCAAGAACTCGCGGCGTGCCGGCTTGTCGGGATCGACCCGCTGCGTGACGACGGACGGCGCGACGAGCGCAGCGCCTTCGTTGACGATGATGCGCGGTTCGAACGTATGAACAGCCGGGTTGAAGTCATCGACGACGTCGAGCGTCTGAATGGTGTTTGTGGACAGGCCGAAGTCGAGGCGTTTGGATACGGCGCGGAACTCGGCCCGCACCCTGGCGGCTTCGTAGACGGCAACTTCCGAAAGCTCGATCATGGGTGCCAAGTCCTGGGTCGCCAGCATCGTCAACCGCAGGTTCACCGTGGGCGGCAACCCTGCGAGCGGGTTGTCGGCACCGACGGCTGGGTCGAGTTTCACCCACGGCGGCAGCGCACCACCGAAATCGGGTTGGATTTCCCACGCAAGCGCGGTCCCTTCTGGCTTCCAGTCAGGATGCAGAAGGGAGAACTGCGTCATGCCGCCAGGCAGTGACATCGACTGGAAGTCCACCACCGTCCGCGTATTGCGGAACCGACAACCGTTGAGGCGGAAATTGAAATCGAACGTGAGGTCGCCTTGCGCCCAAGCGCCGTCGGTGAAACGGAAGGATGTTCCGCCGGAGAAGGCATTCGCGTCTGTGCCATACAGGGTGTGGTTGCCGGTTGTGACCGCGTACCAGCCGTAGCGCTTGCCAGGGTCGAAATAGGTCAAGTCTGCTACGAACTCGTTCCAGCCGACTTTGATGTCCCTCGCTTCGAGTTTGGCAGTCGCGATGATGTCGTCGATGACAGGCGCGCCGGTCTCATCCGTCGCGCAGAAGATGACATGCACGGCGCCGTCCGTGCCGACCTTGGCGAACTCAAGCTCGACGGAAGGGCTGATGAGAGGCTGATCGACAAGGAACGTCTGCCCGTAAACCGAGCCGTTCAACCCAACTGTTTTGGGGACGTATTCCCAATACGTCTCGGTCCAACTCTGCACCTTCACGGAGCGAGCCTGATAAACTTGGTGCGGGCCGAAGCTCGCCGCTTCGTTTTTACCCAAGCCCTGGAAGGTCTCGCCATCCTTGGCGAAGTTGGCGCCAGCTTGTGCGGCCGGTACGAAACGCGACCACTCCGCTTGGTTAGCGCAAAAATTGATCGTTGGCCCATACGACGTGCTCGTGCGAGACACGGAGCGCTGAATTGCTTCGATTTCAGTGTGCGTCACCTGCGAAATCAGGCGGGTGGATTTGCCTCCCTCGTTGAAGATTCGCTTGACCTTATCGAACGCCGGGACCATTCGGCGTCCGACGAACATGATGCGCGGATCGTCTTCGTTCTTGACCTGCAATCGGGCTTCGCGGCTCTGCGCGAATGGCATCTGGATGCCTTCGTCTACACGCGCGAGCCAGCGCGCATGCTTGGTATCCCACTGGTCGAGAACCAAGCCGGGATCATAATAGGATGACCGCGCACCCTCCGGCACGTTCAACTGACGCCGCATAGCGGCAACGTCGCGCCGAACCTCGCGCATGATTTCAGGCCGGATCATGCCTCGCCGAAGCTCGTCAATCGCGGCATTCGCGTTCGACATGCCGGTTTCCAGAACCTCGGTGCGCGCGATGATCTGGCCGAACCGCACCTCAAGGACGGTGACGCGCCCCTCAACCTCGAACAGCGTCTTGGCGCGCCAGCCCTCGCCCGGCTCGATGTCCTGCACGCCTTGCGTCGTCAGGCGCACGAAGGCGATGCAGGCATCCGTCGCCGCGATCGTCGGCTTGAGCGCAGGCGACGGGGCCGCAACGCCCTGCTGGACAGTGATATAGGCTTCACGCGCCTCGACGGCGGCGAAAGGCTGGTCGACCGGGATTTGCGTCTCAGGGTCCGTCGACGTGTCGAACGCCCGGTCCTCTTTCAGTTCGACGACGCGACCGCGAGCAATGAGGGCAACCCACCGCTCGTCGGAAGCCGCCAGGGGAAGGAAGGTCGTCAGATTGATGCGGATGGCTGCATCGGCGCCGTAGACCGTCCGACCTTCGAAGTACCGGCCCGGAGAGACCTCCACCTCCTGCGCCGACCGGCGTGCGACCGTGTAGCCCGACCAGTGCGCCGGATACGCGACGGCATCCTCGACGAGGTCATCAGTGGCGTCCTGCGGATAGGCGGTGAACCGCTCGTAATCGGCGGGCTCCATGAACTCGGCCTCGCCGACAAGAACGCGCTTGCTCATAGGTGGGTCCTGTCCTGAAATGCGCCGAGCGGGAGACCCGCGTCGAGGTCGAGGCCGTCATCGAGTGTGATAGGAACTCGGTGCGCGAACGTCGCGCTGTAGGCCGTCGCGGGAGCCTTGGAGGCGACGAGCGCGCGCCGCGCGCGCCGCAGCGGCTCGCGATCGATGGTGCGGAGGCAGGCCCGTCCGATGGCGGTTCGCCCGACGAGCACGGAACGCTTGCGCGCCCGAAGCCCCGTCTTGAGGAGAAACCGAGCCGTAAAGTCGGGGTGGTTGATCGGGGTGACGCCGGCCGCGATGCGCCCGACCGGCGCGCGCGACGGATAGGACCGCTTGTGGACGATCGCCGTGTCGACATAGGCGAGGAAGGCCGCCGCCGCCGCGCGAGTGCCCTTCAAAGCGGCAAGGCGCACGGCATCCGCGATCATGCTGCGCTTGCGCTCCTCCGGCCAGTCATCGAACCACAAGTCGACCGACTCATGAGCCGCCAGGAAGGGAAGGAACCGAGCCGGCGCCGTCGCCGGGTCCAAGCTTTCCCGCATCGGGATCGGAAGAACGTCGGACATAGCCGCGCCAAGCGCGCGCTCGAAAGCGGTCGTGGAGCGAGCCGGGAGGAGTTCGGGAACGGTCGTCATGCCTGCACGCTCAACCGAACGGTGAGGTTTTCGCAGACCGGGACGACATACGGGTCGGCCAATACGGGCGCGAGCGGCAGGGTCCGACGCACGCGGATGACGTTGTCGCCATACGCGGCACCCGTGATGCGATCCAAGGGCGCTTCGCCGCCGATAAGGGTCCGCTCGTCGGTAGCCGCCCGCACTCGCCGCGCGACCTCCTGGCCGACGACATTGGCATCGGGGCCACTCGGAACGTCGACGGTGAGGTCGACGTCGTAGACGCTGCGGCGCGCGCGCAAGACGGAAACCGAGATGGCTTCCGGTGCGACGTGGCTGGCGGTGACGGCAGCGCGAACCGTAGCGAGTTCGGCATCGGTCGCATCGCGCCCGCCGGGGCCGGCGATGACGACATCCGTGTCACCTCGCCGTCCGTGGACGGCGCGACCGTTCACGCGAGCATCCAGCATGCCGGGCCAGGCCGAATACGCCTCATACAGGAAGCGACCGGCCGAGCCGGCGGACGGCACGTCGAAACTCAACAGGTACCGACGCAGAAGCTGCGCGTCCGACTCGTAGACGGCAGGCGTGTTGGTTGCGGGGTTGGCCGGAGCTACGAGGAGCCGGAACACGCCAGCACGAGCGACGACGCTGTCGAGGTCGGAGCCGCGAGCGAGCGGCGCGAGCATGGCGCGAATGGCGTCGTTGACGCGGACCCGGTCGAGGTAGCGCAGGAACGTCCATGCCTCGCCGACGATGACGACGGAGTCCGTCTCAAGCCCCGTGACTTCGTAGGCCGGGAGGGAAGAATTGTTCTGGCGTTCGGCGGCCCATCCCGCATTGAACCGGGCGAGGAAGTCGGCAAGAAGTTGCTCGACCGCGATGACCTCGATGGCATCCGGCGCGGTTGCCCGCGAAAGATCAATCGAAGTCGGGGCGTAGGTCACGTTAGATATGATCGCCTCCCCGGAACCGCGCTGTGGGCTTGTACGAGCCGTTATATGCGGTTTCGAGGAGCGCGATTTGCACGATATTGCGCTAGGTGGGTCGCCTTATCGGACGACGATGCCCTCTAACTCGATCGGGCGGCCATTCGGGACGTAAGTTGCAGTAATTCGCATCTCAACGCGGCCAATATCAGCCGATGTCAGCGCGATTTCGCGGATGACAAGCCTCGGCTCCCATTTCGAGAGTGCTTCGACGGTCGCGATGTAGATTCCCGCCCGCAACTCGCCGTCGATGGGTCGGTCGAGGAGGTTCGGGACGTCCGAACCGAAATCCCGACGCAGAACGCGGGTCCCGATGCGGGTGTTGAGGATTTTCCCGACCGATTGGCGCATGTGTTCGAGGCCGCCGATGGGCGCCCCGTCCGATGCTCGCACTCCTGCCATGGATTCCCCCTCAATGCGGGCCGAGCGTGTCGGCGCCACCCCGGACAACGCCGCCATGGACATGATCCGAGCCGATGTTGACCCCGTTGTGGGTGATTTTGCCGCCCGTGACGGCCAAGCCCTCGCTCGAAACCTTCGCGCTCACCCCGCCGGCCTGCATGAGGACGCCATCCTGCGATGTTGTGACCGTCACATCGCCCACAGTCGTCACCGACGACCGGCCCGGGGCGAGTTTGACGCTCAAGCCGCCATCGTCGTCGTAGTCCACGACGGTCCCGTCGGGGTACTCCCGGCGATGCTGCGTGCCCTTCGTGCCAATCTGTCGTTCTTGCGTCTCGATGGACCCCATGATGACGCCTTGCGACAGGTCGCCGGACACCGACTGCACGAGAACCTGTTCGCCCTCGTCGAGGGGTTCGTATTCCTTCGTCTTCCCCGAGCGCGCCTTGAGTTTCGGAATCCAATCGGTCTCAAGCTCGCCGATTTTGACCCTGTATCGCGCGTTCTCGTGGTCGACCTGGCTGACTGTTCCGATCAACGTACCGTTGGCAACGCGCCGCTTGAGGTCGGTGAGTTCGGGGTCGCGGCGCTCGGTCATGTCGGCGGCAAGTCCGGCAGGCGAAAGACTTCGGTGTAGAACGGTTCGTTGCCCGGCCCGGTGTCGGGCTCGAACCCGAGGAGGATTTGCGTTGGCGGTGAGCCTTCGACCTCTTGCAGGTGCGTGACGTAGACGACGCGGAAAAGCATGATCGCGGCCCACAGTGGCACGACGCCATCTTCGGACACCTGAATATCGGTCGAGATGAGCGTGCAGCGCTCGACCATGTCCCCGAGCGTCGGGTTGGCATAGACGATCGACTCGACGCGCCATGCGATGTCGTCGACCTCGGGACCGCCGAGCACTTCCGGCCCTTCGTAGCCGTCCGGCGTCACGCTGGCGCGGTATATCTCGACGAGGAGGTCCATCGTGCGGCGCCGGATGCCGCCGTCCATCTGTTCGGCCTCGTCAAGCTCCTCACGCAGAGTGTAGACGAGGATGGCCGGTGTGCCGCTGGTCTCGTCGATCGGGAGGTCGCGACTGTCGTAGACGCGCCGCTCGGCCGACGTCGGATAGACGGGCGGGTCGCCGCGCTGCGCCGTCAGAAGCTCGACGACGCGCTGCCGAATCAGTCTGCGAGGGTGTGTCATCAGGCGCGCCGCAGTTCGAGTTTCACCATGCCGCTCGACGACGGCCAGATCGCCATGACGCGGAAGCGACGCCCCTTCACTCGCAAGGTGTCATCGGTGGTGGCGGGCAGGCCGATATCCGCTTCGCGCACGTCGAGGACAATCCGGTTGGAAAGCGTCTGCATGGTACCCCCGACCTCGACCGGCTTATAGTCGGGGTCGTAGACGCCGGTTATCTCGACCGCCTGTCCATCGCTCCGCACATACGAAACGGGCTCCCCGAACGTATCCCGCACGGTGGCGGTCATAGCGTCGAGAAGCCCGTTCCAGTCCATTGCGCTGCCCAGGCGGGTTAGGAGGCGCGACCCGTCAGGAGGAGTTCCGGCCGCGTGCAGATGAACAGCGGGTAGGAATAGACCTCGGGACGAACCCAGAAGTTGCGCTTCGTGTCGCGAATCATGAGTGAGTAGAGCTTGCGGCCGAGGGTGTTCACGAACTCGAACGACTCGCCCGGCGCGAACGCCTCTTGGAAGATGCCGCGCGTGTTGATCGGGAAGAACTTCACCTTCTTCGACGGCACGCCGACCATCGCGGTGCCAACGGCGGTCGCCGCCTCGGCCGCCGCGTCGTCGAAATCGTCGGTGCCGCGATAGTTGATGAACAAGATGCCGCCGTAGTCGAAGGTGGCATAGCTGCCGGAAGCGAGCGCCGACTGCGTCGCGACGCCGAACGCTCGATTGAGCGCAAGCGCCTGCTGCGAGTTGAGGTAGACGGTCTCGACCTTTTTGTGGGTCGTCAGCTTGTCGAAGAACTCGTCGCCAGCGAGACCGACGACGCGGCTCGACGGACCCCATGCGCCCTTCGAAAGCTGCATCATAGTCCGCTGAACGTCACGGCACTTCAACTCGACGTTCGTGGTGGCGGTGTCGAGTTCGAAGTTGATCTCGGCGGGCTTGGCGATGCCCCACTCGGCGAACCAGTCGATGATGACCGACCCGTCCGCATCGAGCACGACGCCCTGGACGGCGCCGAGCATCATGTTCTCCCACGTCAACTCGGCGTCGGTGGCGAGACGGGCCTCGTACCGCCCGACGTAGGAAATCATCGTCTCGACGTCGGACTCGGTGCCGAAGGCGCGAAGGTTCTGAATTTCCGACGCCTGGATGGTGTGCCCCTTGGCGATACGAGTGGTCTCGTACTTCCGCAGGTTGCGGCGGTCGGTCTTGCCTTCCGCGATCGGGCCGCCGCGCGGGCTGGTCGGAATGAGCGCGATGTGATTGCCACGGCGCTCGACCGCGACGTCGGTCGTGGCGATGGGGATGTTCTCGAACAGGTTCATGGACCCGATGAGGCTCGGCGTGAAGTCGAAGTCCTCAAGCGCCGTCGTCATGGAGACCGCCGAGAAGGCGTCGTCGTCGAAAATGTCCATATGCATGGTGGCGGTTCCTGATAGCGCGCGTCAGAAGCGGACGATGATGCCCACAGCCGCGAGGGCGGCGATGGCTGCGGCCTTGGCCGGGGCGCCCATGGCGGCGGGCCACACGAGTTCGTGCCCGTTCGCCTCCATGTCGCGGACGCTGGCGACGCCGCGCACCTCGACCGCCGAGGCGTCGTAGTTGCCGAACGCGATGGCGACGGCGCCGGCACCGTCCGCCGCGACGGGGACATACTTGCCCGCCGTCACCTTGAGCACGGTGCCCGGCTCGACCTTCGCGCCGACGCCGTAGATCACCGTCTCGCGCGACCGGTAGTTGTCGCCGGCCTCGCTGCGGATGTAGGCGCCGGAGTGCCGGCCTTCCTTGAGAACTCGCGACACCATGAGGCGCCCCCTTATCTACGAGCCGATCAACGGCGCTTCATTGCCTTCGACCAAGCCGACTTGCGGGCCTCGGCCGTGATTTCAGAACCGCCGCCAGGACGCGACGTCGCATGCGCCGTGGTGGCTGCGGCGGCATCCTTCTCGGACGCCGCATTCATCACCGCTTCACGCGCAGCCGAGGCGGACGTGCCCTTGCCGATCGCGTCAGCGACGTTGAACGCCACGCCCATGCGGGACGCCTGGGCGCTGATGGCGGTGAGGTCGGCGCAGCGCTTGCGTTCGGAAGCGGACGCCTGCTCGGCTTCGGTCGGCTCGGGGGCGACGGGTGCGGAGGGAGCCGGGGCCGGAGCGGCAGGCTCCACGGGCGCAGCCGGCGCGGCCGGAGCGGCCGGAGCCGGCTCGGGCTCCTGTTCGGTTGCGCTGCGCGTGGTTCCCGTGTTCCTGCCAGCCATGAGGCTTCTCCGTAGACTTGACGCCGAGGCAACGGGGCCGCCGACGGATTGCATTTCGTCAAGGTGCAGGGCGAAAGACTGCATCGCTTCATCGAAGGTGCCGAGGTCGTCGGCTAGGCCGATGTCGAGTGCCCGCGTGCCCCTGTAAACACGAGCGTTGGTAGCACGTATATCGGCCACCGGAATTGCACGATTCTGCGCGACCAACTCCACGAACATCGAATAGAGGTCGTCGACATCGTCCGCGATAGTATCGCGCGCACGATCCGAAAGCGGCTCGTGAGCATTGCCGTCGACCTTTTCTTCGCCAGCGTAGACATAGGTCCACTTGAGCCCGGCTTTCTCGTCGGCCTTGCTCATGTCGATGTGTGCCGCGACAACGCCGATTGACCCCACCTCGCCAGTCGTCGAAAGCCAGATGCGATCAGCCGTCGAGGCCAACGCGTAGCCGGCGCTGGCGGCAAGCTCGTTGGCGTGAGCCCATACCGGCTTGCCGGTCGACTCGGCCGCCGACCGGATGAACTCGGCCAGGTCAAAGACGCCGCCCGCCTCGCCGCCCGGCGTGTCGAACTCCATCATCATGCCGCGAACTTGCCCATCGGACAGAATTTCCGAGACGCCGTCCATGATGGCGCCGTAGCTCGTCATCCCCGACAAGGAGTCGAGCCAGGAACCGCGACGGATCAAGGTTCCATGGACCGGAAGAACAGCGATGCCGTCTTCGGCGAGGTACCCACCGGCAGAGAAATGACGGCGCGCGCTGCCGGAGAAGGCGGCTCGATCGCGACGCGGCTCGCTCGCGCGGACGTCGCTGCCGAGCGGTTCGCCCGTGAGAATGCGCGGGCCGACCGCCGACAGAATGGTGTCGAGCTTGCCACGGTGAACGAGGAGCGGCGTGTTGAAGACGCTGGCCGCCAAGTGCGGAAGGTCAGTCGGCATTTTCACTCTCCTCCTCGTCGGCGCTTGGGCCGGCGGGCTCGTCGGCCTCCTCATCATCGTTCGGCTCCGCGACCGTGGCGACCGATGAGCCGTTCGCGCTGGTCTTGCCGGCGTCTGAATCGAACACGAGGTCGTCGACCTTGACGCCGCGTTCGTCGGCGATTTCCGCGTCGAGGTCTTCGCGATCATAGCCGCGCTCGGCGATGACTTGCGTGCGGGACTTGAAGCCGGCTCGCACCGCCTCGCGCTCGGCCTTGATGTCCTTGGCCGGGTCGATCCATTCGAGACGCGGAGGCAACCACTCGCTCGCCCAATAGGGCGACGGGTTCACGTCATAGTCGGGAATTTCCACGAACTCGCCGAGGACGGCCAACTCGACGAACCGCTTCCAGATCGGGCGGCACCCCTGAAAAACGAGGGTGTTGTTCTGCCACTGGCTGACGCGGCGCCGGAACCGGATGATGTCGGTTCGAACGTTCGAGAAGTTGCCCTTCGTCATGTCCCCGGTGACATACGAGTAGGGCACGCCCGTACCGGCCGCGATCTTGGTGAGGTTCCGATACTGGAACGCCTCATACGATCCGCCGACTTCGGTGGGCGACGAGAATTTGATGTCTTTGTCGTCGCCAAGGTCCACGACCGCGCCCGGCTGCATCGGCGCTACCGGCACGTCTTCGACCGGTAGGCCGTTCTCGTCGACCGAGTCGTTGACCGTAAGCGGATTTTCGCCGCGCCCGATGAGGAAGGCGGTGAACAGCGCGGCGGCCCGCTTCCGCTCAAGCTCGGCGTCGTCGTAGGACTCGAGGACGAACAGCTTGACGAGAATGCGCGCAACGCGCGGCACACCGCGAATCTGTCCGGCCTCTCGCGCCTCGAAAATGTGGATGACCTCGGACGCTGGCACGCGGACACGCTCGCGCAGGCCCGAGCTATAGTTCGCCCCCTGGTGGTCGTATGGATGGTTCCGCCAGAAGTGGTAGGCGACGCGCCGCCCGATGCCATCGAACTCGATGCCTGCGCGGATGTAGCCGTTGCCAGCGAGCGATTGGTTGAACGAGACGTCCAGCATTTCGGACGGCAGCATTTGAAGCTGGAACGGCACCGTCATCATGTCGTCGGGGCGCCGCGAGCGGATGCGCACGAACACCTCGCCGGCAAGGAACACCTCGCGAGCCATCTTCTCTTGCATGCCGTAGAAGTCCGACAAGCCGTCCGCGTCGGCTTCCTCGGTCCAATGCCACCACAGATCAAGAAGCGCCGAACGAAGGGCCTTGTTCTTGATCCGGGGACGCGGCTTGATGCCGTCGCCGACCGCCGCCGACGTCCACTCGTCGACCGCCTGCCCCGCGTATGCGTCGTTCTGGTAGAGCCAGCGGGCGCGCGCGAGAAGCGTTGGGCCGGCCTTCTGCACAGCGACGTTGACATGGTTCTTCGACGGACTGAACCCGCGAAGGCGCCGCCCAGCGCCGGCCGCCTCAAACGCAGGCGTTCCCGCGCCTGCCAGGGTGAACCCGTCGAGGGACGCCGAGGCTGCGGGCCGGGAAATTGCGGGGACGCGGACGCGCGGACGCTCGGCCATCAAAAGCCCCGGTCGCCGCCGAGGTAGAACACCCGGCCGGCCTTCTTCACCCCGTCGAGACGGTCGATGTCGGCATTGAGGTCGTCGAGCGCGGAGCGCATCTCGGAAACGGTTCGGTACTGGACACGCTTGTCGCCGTGCTGAACATCGCGAGCACCCGACCGGATCGCGGCGCGGAGCGCGGTACGCTGCGCCTCCAACTGTTCGCGGGTCTCGGCCATCGGGGCTCCTCACATGAACGGCGACACGACGGTTGCTCGCCTGCGAGGTCTCGCCGCGCGTGCCGGTTTCGCATGAGGCTGCGGGACGGTCATTAGCGTTTCCCTCTCGCCAGGGCGGACCTCGAACGTTCCATCTTCTCGCCGAGGTGCTGGCTGGTCTGGTTCGCCCTCTGGCGGCACCTCCGGCGGGGGCTGACTTCCGCCTTCCCTCTGCCTGCGAACCGCCTCTGCCGCGAGGCGCGCTTCCTCGATCGCTTTGAGGGCAGCATCGATCTTGGAAGCCTCGCGGTTGAGGTTCACGCCGCCGACGAGAAGACCTTGAAGCGCCGCGTAGGCGTAGACCCGGCAGTCGAGCCGTTCGTTGCGCGCCTTGTCCGGCTTCCAGAACTCGACGACCGGATGTCCCTTCACGAACCGGGTCCGCTTCCGCTCGACCGTCAACTGTTCGAAGGACTCTTGATCCCATAGGTCTTTCGAGAAATGGCAGGCACCTGCCCCGCTGGTGGCCGGCCCGACTTTCTCAAGCCTCGTGATGACGACCTCCTTCGCGGAGTCGACGCCAATGGGATAGAGGTTGATCTTGCCCTTGTTGTTGCGACTCGGCTTCTTCGGCCAGACGGGCCGCTTCCCGTTATAGCCCTTGATGCCCCATATGCGCCGTCCCTCGCGCGGGCGGACGAACCGATAGACGCTCTGCGTGTTGGAGCCGCCCGTGTCGATGCCGGTCGCCGAGATGGGCATTCCGCCTGGCAACGCCGGGTGCGCCCAACGCTGCGCGACATAGTCGTCGAGTTGATCCCACACCTCAAGCTCGTTCGGGTCGCCGGGGAACACCTGTACATCGATCGACCATGACTCCTCGTCGCGCCCCCACCCGACGGTTTCGAGTTCGAGGCGGTCGGGCTGGACGTCGACGCCGACCGTCATCATGGCGACCGACGCGAGAAGCTTGCCGGCCATCGTGTCTGGCGGCCCGCAAGGGTACTCCTCGCGCTTCGCCATGAGGCTTGACGGGTCGGCTCTCTCGCCGCCCATGTCCTCCCACTCCTCGCCGAGAATGTTGTTGACGAACGGTTGAAGCCGGGACGGATCATCCTTGGCGCCGATGAACCGGAACGCGCATTCCGCCCATGTGTACCAAGGCGAGTAGAGTGCGCTCAGGTGATAGCTCCGCATGCGAGGCCGCTTCGGCTCCGCAGTCGGCACCCATTCGCCACCCTTGAGAAGAACGCCCTTCCGGTGCTCCTCATGCCGATGCTCGCAAAGCTCGCCGGTCTCGGGGTCGTGCGCCGCGCAAACGAAGGCCGCCGTCTCCGGCTTGCCCTCCTCCCACTTGATCCGGTCCCACGTGATGGGCTGGCGCGAGCCGCACTTGTCGCACGCGACCATGTACCGCCGCTGGTCGCCCTCACGGTACGCCTTGCCGATGCGGCTGGTTTCCTTGAGCGTCGGCGTCGAGAGCTTGAAAATCTTGCGCCGGCCTTTGAAGGTCGACGTCCGGTCGGTCGCCAGAGTGACGGGGTCGCCATCGTCATCGGCGCTGATGGGATAGCCGTCGACCTCGTCGAGCACGAGCTTACCGACCGGCAGGCCGCGCAGGCCCGAGCCCGAGTTCGCGCCCGTCATGATGAGGACGCCGCCGTCGAACCCCTTCTGCAAGGTCGTGTTGTCGGAGTCGCGGGCGCGCGCGGGCTTCACTCGCTCGCGCAGGGCCGGAGATGCCTCGATCATGGGGTCGATGCGCGTCTTCGAGAATTTCTTGATCATCGCCTCGGTGGGCATGACGTACATCATGGGACCGGGGTTGTGATGGATGGCGTACCCGACGAAGTTGAACCCGGCTTCGGACATGCCGACCTGCACGCCCTTCATGACCGCCACCTCCTCGACCGGCGAATAGGCCGAGAGGCAGTCCATGATTTCGCGCAGGTACGGCGTCCGGCTCGTGCGCCATCGACCAGGCTCGGCCGACGACACCGACGACAGGACACGGTTCTTGTCGGCCCACTGCGAAACCGTCAGCGGCGGGTCGGGGCGGTAGGAACCCTCGGCGGCATCGTTGAACAGACGCTCGGCCGGGGTCTCGTCGAACAGGGCATGGACGTTCATTCGTCGTCCTCGGCACCCGGCTCGACGTCGACTGCGACCGGCGTGGACTGAACGGCTCGTGGGAATGGGCGAGGCCCGTCCATCGCCTCGTTAAGGGCGTCGCGCATGTGCGAGGATATGGCTGCGATCAACACCCCCTCCTCGCAGCCCACGTCGGCCGCAATGGCCGGGCCATGCCGAACCGCGAACTGCAACGCCATGTCACGATGTAGGCGCATGAAGGCCGCCAGCGCGCGGCGAGCCTCCGAATAGGGGATGGACTCCCGCTTCGTGACCGCGAGTTCGAGGCGCGCTGCCTCAAGATCAACCTCAAGCTTCTCAAGCTTTACGTCATTGATCCCGCGCTTGCCGATCGCGCCAGCCGCATCCTCGGCGAGTTTCGATTTTGGCTTGCTCGACTTCGGGCCTCGGGGGCTGGTGGTGGCGTACCAGAGGACGCGTGCCTTCACTTCGTCGAGCGACCCGTCCGTGAAGACCGCGTCCGATAGCCGGCCCGATTTCACTGCCTGGCGGATCGCGCTTTCGGAAACGCCGACCGAGCGCGAGAAGGCCAGAACGCTCACGCCCTCCTTTTCCGAAATCCGCATGCGTTGATCTTTTCCTCTATGCGCCCCGCGTATTCGGTGCTACGCCTACGTTTGCAAAATGTCACTGTCGTTTGTGATGCGCAATGGAGGTCGAGCGATGAAAGCTCATTCCGTGAAATCGAATGCGAAGCGTGCATCTCGGAAAGTCGCCGAGGTCGCTCCCGATCAATGGGAGGTCGCAGAGCCAGTCCCGGCCGAGGGTGGTGGCTGGTACGCCGCTCTACAGGCGAAGGTCGCCGGCCTCGCACACGACCGGTTCGTCGTGCATCCCGTGCCGATCGCGGCTGCGCTGCAAGATGCCGCCGACACACCGAACGAGCCGGACGGGACGGCAGGCGACTTGATCGCGCACATGGGCACGGCCGAAGTTCCTGCGGAGCCGGAGACGGTCGAGCCGACCACGAAGCCGGTCGATCCGTCGCGGCCGAAGCCTGTCGACCCGCCGACCAAGCCCAAGCCGAC